TTTGATGCCTCTATATTTTTTGGAGCAATTGGATTTGTTTTAGCTGCAAGTTCTTTTGCCTTTGTGAATGACACCTCACCTTTATCTAATATTGGCTTATCGCTAGCTTCGTCTGCTCTTTTTAAACCTAATTCTTTGATAAATTTAAGAACTGTTGAGTCCAGCAAATTTTCTATGTCATCAGGGTTTAACTTGCTAAGTATCGGGCTTTTTTCGAATGGATCCTCTGCATCTTTATCATCTGCTCTAATTGCCGATTTTATTTCTTGTAAACCGTCTTTAACTGTTGCAAAAGACATTCTTGTGGCTCCTGTTAAATCATTCACTGCAGTAGAATCATCAAATCCCCTATAAGTGTCTATTCCTTTTTGTATTAGATCCTCAGGAGAATCTTTTTTTAAACCATCTATGAATCGGGCAGCTCCAAATAATACCCTACCAGCAGCTATTCCGATCCCCATCTCATCGCCCATTAAATTTTTAGGATCTTCTGGGAATGCTATAAATCCAAAGGGGGGAAACACCTGTTGTTGAGCATGCTGCCTTGCCAGGTCAAATACTTGTTTAGGAGCCTCTGCAACATCTGAGCTCTCTTTCCTGAACTCCTCAACCTTTTTGTTAAAGTGTTCAACCCTTTTAGTATCTGTGCTTAAGTCTAAATATTGCTCTTCTGCCAATTTGGAATTTATTTACCCTATATATTGATAGAATTATTACTTACCTAAATTGAATATAGGTACCATCCCATCCTTTTCTTGAACTATTTTCTGATTCTTTTCTTCAATAGCCTCGTTGATCTTATCTAGAATTATCTGAAATTCAAAATAAGGCATTTTCTCTAGCTCACTAAAGCTGATATTAAAGTCCCTTGAAAATTTATACTTTATATCAAAGTAATTGTCCAAAGATATCTGAAACAATGTAAAGGGATCTGATTCCGCCGCGAAATCGGATAGGCGCAGTGACCTCAGCACTGCATTTTGAACACTGAACTGATAGTGTGTTCTTAGTTGCGAAAGTTATTTGTTTAGATATAGTGTCTGCTAATACAAATTGTGTATATGTCCATCCCTTTGAAATTCTTTCATATTCGTCATATGTAGATTCGCTGAGATCTCTCCAATTTGGAATTATAAAAGGTGACATGCTAGCAAAAGACTCGTCATATTTTTTTCCGCTATTAACCTTTTCTCTTAGAATTCTTCTAATCTTTTGGGAAACCCCTATTGTAGGAATGAATAACTGAATTGCAGGATCACCATTTTTTGGAACCAATTGAAAGAATCCATTTTCATGATCGTAATATTTCTTCAGTTTTGTATCTAATTTAAAATTAGAAAGTATAGCAGATGTTAATTCTATATCACTTGGAATAGGGCACTCTTCCTTATCGCAGGTTTTTTGAACCGGTATGTAAATCCTATTTTCTCCTTTGACGAATGTCAAATCTCTGACAGACATAAAGATATAGAATCTATCTTCCTGATAGATGTCCATATAATTTAAAATGCCTTCTTTCCATCTAATCACACAGCATTTAGAAATTATATGATTTATCTTATCGTCAATATCTATTGGATCATTTTCGTCTATTGTTGAAAAATGACGAATTTCACCTACCTCTGCTGATCTAATTGTTATTTCTGTTTCTGGGGGATACCCAAATCCTTCCGAAGGTAAATTTGTAAATGGAATTTTTTTCCATGGAGATTCCATACCCAAGGCTGTTTCTTCTATTTCTTGGACAAATGAAGCTTTACCTAAAGATTTAGGGGGTTCTTGAATTTCTGGGATATTATCATACTCTAATCCGCTTTCGCTTTCTCTTTGTGACAAATGCTTCAAAGCTATCTCGTCTAAATTATCTTCCATGGAACTATTTTATATTTTATCTATCTATACTCTTTTAGTATCAAAGACAAAATATAATTCAGAAAATGCGGGGTTTTTATCCTATTTTCTACCTAAACGTTTCGTAAGTAAGATATACGATAACCAGAAGCAACCTGAAATTGAATAAAAAATTATATCTGCTACCCAATACGAACCACTCAAATCCATTATTAACTTGAACAATGCGTCGTAGCCAAATGGGAGAAAGAACATCGCTAACATTAGAGATGTATCTTTGTAAAGGACCAGTCTTTTTTCCCTTTCCTTGTATTTTTTGATTGTTTTTTCTATCACCGGGGTCGTCCATGCTGGAGTTCTATTCCTTTCTAAAATGATCTGCAAATAAAAAGGCTTATCGGTAGGATAAGCCTTTTATATATCATTTTAGATAATTCTTAATTAAACACATCTTCAAAATAATCTGCTCTGAATTCAGCAGCAATTGTGTACATATTTGCTCCGTTATCATAGGTAAGTGGCATAGGATCAATAGCTTTGGTTGGGAAGCAATTTAAGAATTTCATTCTTCTAAAAACGTCTCCTTGTTTGTTAAATATACTAACCAGAATATATGTTCCTCCAGCATAGTTAGATTTAATTCCCATAGCACCTGTTAATGGGTTGTAAACTAGATCACTCCATTGTCTAAGTGTCTTGTGGACATAGTTAGAGTTATTGTCATCCAAGTTTGTTTGAAAGTTAACTGTGATCTTAACACCAGTATCATCAACTGCTGCACCTGCATATCTTCTTCCTGCAAATTTGTAGTTCTGCATAACCGGAGATGGGGTTTTATCTACTGCCAATCCTCCGATTTGAGTTACGTTTTCTACCATTAAGGTTCTTCCAGCAGTACCCGCTGGGTTAGAAACCGCAGCAGGTGGCTGAATAATAACCTCGAACTGGTTTAAATATACCGGTTCGTAAAGGCTTACTGCCGCTTTTGCACTAGTAAAATGTGGTAATCCTGCCATTTTTTATTTTTATATAAATACGTCATCGAAATAATCAACTGCCCATGTAACTCTTAAAGCAAACAAGTTAGTATTGGTGTAGTTTAAATCCATTTGTGATAATGGGGTCATAATAAAGCAATCTTTGCAACTTATTCTTCTGTGTACATCACCTGCTTTATTAAATACACTAATAAGTATATTTCCAGTGTAGTCTTTTTTAAGACCCAATGCTCCTGTTAATGGGTTATAGATTAAATCTGCCCACTGTCTCATAGTTTTGAAAACATACATCGAATTGTTTTCGTCCAAGTTAACTTCAAAATTTATAGTAAGATCAAGACCAGTTCTTTGAGGTCTTGCTCCTGCATAGTATCTTTTAGCATTCTTATACTGTTGAGTGATCTCACCAGGGTTTTGATCAACTGCTAATCCCTCTATACTCTTCACATGCTCTAAAAGTATGTTCCCGTTATTAGGACTTCCCTGTGGGGGAACTACAGCAGTAGGTGGAGTAATCAATACCTCGAACTGATTAGTGAAAATCGGTTCAAATTTATTAACCGCTGCCTTAGAAGATGTATAATGTGGTAATCCTGCCATTTTTTATTTTATATATTTCCTTTCGGATTTTTATATCAAATTAACTAAATTGAATGAATCCTCCTGAAGCAATACCGCCTGTTCTAGCAACAGTTACTCTGTTGATAAACTTGTGGATACCTCTAGCTGGTTCGATAATGATATCGATAATACCTATATTTTGATCGATAATAGCTGGAGTGTTATTTGAAGAATCCATGATACTTAAGAAGTTGTAAATACCACCTACGTTTTTAACCCCTGATAGGTAGTTGTCTACTATTGTCTTAATTTCAAGTCTGATTGAATCTTCATTAAAATCAAACACGTAGTTAGCTAAGATATCTTCTACGCTCTCTTCAAGTGTGATTAATAGGTCTCTAACGTGTAAGTTATTAAATGCTGAGTTGGTTCTTTGATATCCTGTTTGGTTACCGAAGATTACCAATCCAATATTTCTTTTTCTTACGATCGGGTTAATTCCAAATGGCTCTAAGAAATCTCTATCGTCTTGGGAGAAATCGTATTCTAAACCTACTAGGTTTGAACCTGATAATACCCCTCTTTTTTGTCCAGCTACGATTGAATAAGGTTCGCCTGTAACGAATTTTCTAATAAAGTTATTACTTACGTGTGCTGCTGGAGGTATATTGAAATTCTTACCATTCTCTCTAATTGTTAAGAACGGAGCAAATACACCGCAGAATTTAGCGCCACTATCTTCATCAGGTAATGTAAATCTGAATGAAGGATTTAATTCTAGGTTACCGCCATCTGCAATGTACTTCGCTTTTAATAACGGTGAAGGGTTGGTTGATGAAGGAGATTCGGTAAATCTAGGATCTACTGAATTTTTAAATTTCTCCATAGAAGGTGCATTTATGATTGCTAGACATTTTTGTCTGTTCTTAGCAAGCAATGCTAATTGGTGTTTAGAATTTGTTTGTACTTGACCATCGAATGTGTCAACCACATATCTAAATGTGATTATATTTCTATCTGCTAATGTCCTAGCAATGTTAGTTTCTGATAAAACATTAAGTATTTCATCTAATCTATCATCGCTTCCGTTTGGTCTATGACTGGCTTTTAATTGAAATCCTGGAAGATACGTAAATTTAAATGTATCAATAAATTGGTGAATAGGTTTAAATTTATTAACCTTTCCTGAGAATAATTTAATAGGTCTATCGGTTTTAACGTAGATCGTATAATTTCCAGGAGATCCTGGTACTGCAACTCTCTTTGCTTCAATAATTTTTGTTAATCTGTTTAGGTAGTTACCTGCAGAGTTGCTGAATAGATCAGTTTCTTCAGAAACAAGATAATCTCCAACCTTTAAACCAGCATCAGCAACTTGAGTCGTTGTCATTTCTACCTGATTATCTGTAATAGGTCCAACAATA